AATTACACGGATAACCCCTGGTTTCCTGACGTGTTGGAGAGGGAGCGCCAGAACGATGAGCGCCGCCTCGATCCAGCAACTTATGCCTGGGTATGGGAGGGTGCATACCTCGAAAACTCAGACAAACAGGTGCTGGCAGGTAAATACCGTGTTGCTGAGTTCTCGGATAATTTGTGGAAAGAGGCGGAACGGCTTTTCTTTGGTGCTGACTTCGGTTTTGCCAAAGACCCCAATACATTGATGCGCTCATTTATCCTGCATAACCGGCTCTATGTTGAGTATGAGGCCTATGGGCAGCAAACCGAGCTCGATCATATGCCCGCTCTATATGACACCATCCCCGGCGCACGCGATTGGCCCATCAAGGCTGACTCAGCGCGCCCGGAGACAATCAGCTATCTCAGGCGTCAGGGATTTAATATCTCTGCGGCTGATAAGTGGCAGGGCAGTGTAGAGGATGGCATAGCCCACCTGCGCGGCTTTGATGAAATCATAATCCACCCACGCTGTAAGAATGTAGCACGCGAAGCCAGAATGTGGTCCTACAAAACTGATCGCATTACAGGGGAAGTATTGCCAAAACTGGCTGATGGTAATGAACACTGCTGGGATGGCATTAGATACAGCCTCGATGGTCACATCAAACGCAAGGCCCAGACGATGGGCATGATGATTCCTAAGCGCCTGCAGGGGTGTTAAAACTGATTTGTGGTAGTTGCCGAAAATAGCCCGTTCGCTATGATTTTTGGCTATGCATTTTCAGACCGATTTTATGCACTTTTTATGCGGTCCGATTTCAGCTCTGCCGCGAGGAAATCATAGAGAAATAACCCGTTCATTATGAATTGCGCGTGAGTAGCATTTCTGAAAGGCGGGTAACAGATGTTATGTTCAATCCGTATGAGCTGCAGGTACAAAAAGCCGCCAGTTAAGGCGGCTTTTATATATAAAGCAAAGCTATGTATATTCAGACATGATTACCGTGATATGTACGAGTATAATTCAATGCAATATTGAACAATTCAGATTGCTTTGAGTTCATGTAGCAAGAGTGTAAATCAACATGTACTAAAAGTCCGTCACCACTACGTTCCGCGCGGATCCCTCGTGATTGGCAAAGATTGATGCACTGATCAACGAAGTTCTGAGTAATACGCTGTCGGTCGGAGTCACGGAGATCTACATAAAAATTGCTACTCATTGTACCGGCTTCGCTGGAAAGGCGATTGATTGCGGTTTCAATGAAGCCATCTAGTTGATGCATGCTTAGAGACATTTTCATTGCCTTGTTTTGCTTTGTGTGGGCTTATACTAACCTTAAGTGATGCTTAGCTTCAACTTAAATTTTTTTTAACGCCACGTAAAGTAATCTCAAGGCCTCAATATGAAGAAGGTGGCCTGCTAATTCCATGATTTTTATTGTTTTTTTGATTTTAGGGTGGTTGGTTGAATAGGGCCGCAATCAGCCCTATACACAACTATTCTTTTTAGGCCTCATCACGAATATCAGTTGTAACGCCATTTGACTGAACTGACCGAATACCATTTTCAGCAGCCTGTTTAGAATTGTACATTTCGCTTGTAGCAATAACTTCGCCGTTGGTTGCTTTTAAAACAAAATAGTATTGCTGCGTAAATTTAGATAAGGCCGAAGACATTGACAGCGCCGGTGTATTATTTGCTTTCTTTAAAACGTAATAGCCCATGAAGTATCTCCTTATCCGGCGCACCATACGCCAGTGACTTCACTATTTAATAGCACCAATAACTAGTCAATTATTTGTTCCAAAAATGAGCGCCCAAGATGCATTTTTCTTTATCCTTCGATTTCAGCAAGCCTGACTATACGCAGGTGTTCGAATGTTCATTGAGCAGCTTCAGCGCATTCGGCGACCCTGGAAATTCTGCCCGCGCTAAGGGCCTTTAACCGGAGTAATCCGGCAAAGTTCATTAACTTAAGGTCGCTCAGGCGGCCTTTTTTATTGCCTGAAATCCACCAGCGGAAAAATTATGACTGATAAATTAACACTCGCCGTCAATCACGCGCTGAATGACGTCAGGATTGCCCGTGCGCGCGCAATGGCATTCAACCCTGGCATGGGGCTGGATACAAAGCGCGAGACCGCATGGTGCGAATACGGCTTTAAAGAAAACCTGACATTCGATGATCTGTACAAACTGTACCGGCGTGGCGGCATTGCTAACGGCGCAGTAAATAAACTGGCTTCCAATTGCTGGAAAACAAACCCGCAGGTTATTGAGGGCGAGCAGTCCGACGAGTCGCGAGAGGTGACCCCTTGGGAGCGTGGCAGCAAACAGGTATTTAACCACCGATTCTGGCGCACATTTGCCAAAGCAGATGTAAGGCGACTGGTGGGGCGCTGGGCTGGCATCCTGCTGCACGTCAAAGACAGCAAGGAGTGGATTGAGCCGGTTATTAAAGGTAAAGCACTGCAGAAAATCACGCCGGTATGGGCTAGCGCATTGAAGGTTGCCACCCGCGACAGCAATGGCGCTATCACGATGTGGCAGTACACAGAGACACTATCGGACGGCAGCACTGCACAGCGTAAGATTCACCCTGACCGCGTTCTGATCATTGGCGATATGTCAGAGGACGAGATCGGTTTTCTGGAGCCGGGTTATAACGCTTGCGTCAGCCTGGAGAAAGTCGAAGGCGGCTCAGGTGAGTCATTTCTGAAGAATGCGGCGCGTCAGCAGAGCATCAACTTCGACAAGGAGGTCGATTTCAAAAATCTGGCCTCACTGTATGGCGTCACGGTGGATGAACTGCAGGAGCGTTTTAACGAAGCCGCACGCGAACTAAATCGTGGTAATGACACGCTACTGATTACTCAGGGCGCACAGGTCACATCGATGGTTAATGCCGTCTCTGACCCGGAGCCCACCTATGAGGTGAATCTAAAGACATTTTGCGCCTCGGTTGATATTCCCTCGCGCATCATCGTTGGCAACCAGTCTGGTGAGCGGGCCAGCACTGAGGACCAGATTTATTTCAACAGTCGTTGCCAGTCACGCCGGGGTGATCTGTCGTTCGATATTGAGGATATGGTCGATAAGCTCATATACCTACAAATCATCAAACCGGTGGCGAAATTCAGCATCGTCTGGGATGAGTTAAACGAGCAATCACCCTCTGACAAACTCGAAAGCGCCAGCAAAATGAGCAGCATCAACCAGACCGCTCTCGCCTCCGGGGAGCAGGTTTTTACGGTTGATGAAATCCGGGTTGCAGCGGGTTATGAGCCTGGCGGGGGTGAACCACTGCCGGAGGATGACGATGACGAAGAGGAGTAAAAAACCTAAGTCCGCAATCCTGCCCAGCAACAAAACAGACCCGACCGGCATTGATAAGTTAGAGCGCAAGGCGATGAAAGATTTCGCCAGACGCATCAAGAAGGTCGGAAAAATTTATAAAGACGCCCTTGAGCGATTCCCGGCATCCCTCGCCATTAACGCCCGCTATGAATACCAGCTCGATCCGTTTCTGCTGAGCATGGTTCTCAACGACGCCAGCATTCTCACCGAGGCCGTGCTGGTGGAGGGAGACCAGAACAACAACTGGTTCGGTGAAAATTACGTTGAAGTTGCCGTAGTACGCGGGACCGCCCAGACATTTGCCAACCTGTCCCAGCAGTCAGCAACCTACCTGGCTGACAGGCAGTCCCTCCAGTCCCTGCTCATGAGTGAACCCTATCAGCGACGAATGACGCTGGTTTACACGCGCGTTTTTGAGGAGATGAAAGGGTTATCAGCGGAAGTTAAACGCAACATGGCGCGGGTGCTAACTGAAGGCATTGGACGCGGGCTTCACCCCTCAGTGGTGGCTAAAAACCTTACCGCTCAGGTTGGCATTGAAACGCGTCGTGCCAAAACCATCGCCAGAACGGAGCTGACTACCGCACTGCGGCGTGCCCGCTGGGATGAGGCTGAGGAGGCCACGCGAGATTTGGGCCTGAATATCAGGTTATTGCATTACTCAGCACTCAGCCCCACAACGCGACAGTCGCATGCCATCCGACATGCTCACATTTACACGATTGAGGAGGTCAGGCGGTGGTATGCCATCGGAGCCAATGCGATCAACTGCAAATGCTCTCAGGTTGAAGTGCTGGTGGACGCTAAGGGCAATCCGCTTAACTCAAAAATTATTGAGATGGCCCAGGGGGAATACGAAAGATACATGGCACTCGCCGCCAACCATTCACATCACTGCTGCGGCCACCAGCACGCAGCCTAATCGAGACATAACCATGCCTATGCAGATTAACGTCACCACCAGGGTGAACAATCAGTCTATTCGCCGCGAAACGCACAATGGTCGCCCGCATTTAGTGCTGCCGAGTTACACGCTACCAGCAAACGTTGTGATGAACGGCGGCCTGTATTCGGCCTCAGAAATCGATGCTCATTATCAGGGGCTGGAGGGCACTCTGGCACCCCTCGGTCATCCGACAGTTAACGGCCAGTTTGTCTCTGCGTTCTCACCAGAGGGCATCAATGTCGGTCACATCGGTGCGTGGAATCGCAACGTGAAGAAGTCTGGCAACCGCATTTATGCAGAGAAATGGGTCGATACCACCGTTGCCAATCAGAGCGAAGGCGGTCACCGTTTTATTTTGTACCTTCAAACTCGCAATTATCCAATGTTGACGACATTGCCAACAACGTGACTGTACCAAGGCGCTGGGCCATAAACGCTGGCACATATGGCGGAAATGGGTTCGGCATGGATTTGGATTCGGGTGACTTGATTTTAGATTCATCAAGTGTGAAATCCGTCTCTGCAACGGACTGGATATCTATCTTTATCAACGGTGAAAAGCGATACATACAGTACCAAGAGTTTAATGATGCTATTCGCTTTCCTCGTTACACATACGCAGAACTGCCAGACCCAGCTAAAACCACTTACGGAATGTGTTTCTGCATAGATACAACACGTACGCCAAAAATGCAGATGCTATACGCGTCAAATGATGGTATGTGGTATCCCATTAATAATCCATCTGATCCGTGGAAACCAGCCTAATGACATTTACAGCAAAGTTTATTCCTGATGAGTCCATTATTGATGGGGCCGGGACGGCAGATGTTCGAGGTTATTACGATGTTGAGTTTGAGTTTATAGATGTTATTGAAATTACCGAAACTGATCCGCAGCAGTTAGTATGTTGTTATTTACTCACAATGGATGGGGCGATACTGAATTACCGCTTTCGTTTTGGGTATGCCTACGATGGCAGTAATGCAACAGCAGAGGCAGCTGAGGGTGCATTAAATAGCTATCTAAATCATATGTATTTGGCTGCTGGTGACTGAAGCCTCCCGTCAGATATTGATGGTGATTTAATATCTATTATTTCAATAAGTTGGGTTGATTGATCTGTGTCGCCGATCAATATCGCCTAATTGATCGGTACAACCAGTTATGACCAACAAGATGCGGATTATATTTTAGTGCTGTTAGAGGAGGCTAAAGTATTATGGAACGGAAGACTGTATGGAAGCTGATGTTAATGGGGTGCGCTTTAATCTGGATAGTTACTATCTTGGGTTTAAATAAAATATTTAATTTTCTATATTCCTTTTGCTTTATTATCTGATTTCGCCAACACCAGCCCGGCTTATGCCGGGTTTTTTTATTATGCAGTGCATCCAATAAACATTATTTGGAAGGCGTGCCGCAATTCTGATTTCCCAACATTCAAAAATCAATTGGATGGGTTACATTGAGGTTTCACTAAATAGGAGGAACTGTATGGGAAATGGATTTGAGGAACAGGCATACGATGAAGCATGTAAGGCTATGGGGGCGGCTGTCTGGCAACTTGTGAGCACAGGAAAAGCTGTATCGCCGGAAGCTATCGCTAAAATGATTCTAAGGCTTTCAGAAGGTTGTGCTGACCTAGCGACAAGCATTGCAATTGCGTTACTGTTACAGGTATAAAAAGCCCGGGCTATGGGGCAGTCAGTGAAACTTTAATAAATTCATTTACGTCCGTTTGTTGCCAGATGCGGTAGTTATCGACATCAGCGTATGTAATTAATTGTGGGCAGGATAGTATAAGATGACAAAATTGCGCTTTCAGTTACTATACTTTGGTCGATATATCATTCAGAGGCTCTTATGGACTTCGATGACATCCTGTTGTCCCGAATAGGTACTGGTGTGACTATTCTCTGTGCTATTGGTTCAATTGTGGGATGGTGGCGCTCACGCCAAGCCGCTACGGAAGCGCAGACAGCTGTGCAGCAAATTCATCGTCAGCGACATGTCAGGCTAGCGGGTACTGTTCAGGCTGCATTGAATAGTGCAATAAAATTGCTGCGAACTGTCGGCCCTGGCTGTAGTGTAGAGAAGATAGTTGGTATCGAAATGGAGCCTATAATTGATGAAACTGAACTTTTTCTGGAACAATTCCAGACTACTTTCTCAGGTTCACCGCTTTCAGAAAAAATTAACGTGTCGGTAGATGGATTTACAGCAGAAATCAGAGCACATATTTCTGCATTATCAGATGCGATTATGCCTAGTGATAAACTTAGAGAAAGTCGCTTTATTTACTCAAAACTATCATCTCTTCAACCAGAAATTAACCGTGTAGCTGATGATTTCACGTACAATGCTAAAGGTGAGTGACCATGAAAATCAAGGACAGTGAAAAACTTATTCTTCTTATGCTATGTGATTTGTACGACAAGAATAATGTTGTGGGTGACATAGATCATGATTTCATCCGCGAAGCTATCTTTGATCAGCAGACTTGGGCTATTCCTTGGAAATTCTCAGGTATCCCCTTTGAACACCAGGAAACTCCTTCTGAGGTTAAATATGTACTGGATGTATTGCAGATGTGGAGCATTATTGAATATAGTTATGCTGAGCTTAGTGAAGAGGATAAAGTCATTCTTCAGCGTGATGCTGCGCCCTTCGGTGAAGATCCTCGATTCAGAGGTTTTGATGGGAATAATGAATCGGAACTTCTGGTCGCTGCAGAATTTATTATCAATAAACTGGATCGCTTTCAAGAGTTTAAAGGACGCTATTTAAACTCCCACATTCAAAGCGTGGATGGGTACAACAGAATGCTTAAAGTGTTTAACAAGGCATTTGATAATAATATGGGGCGACCACTGTCGGTTGGGCAACTCACTCAAATTCTTTCAGAGATCATACACCCTAGTAATAGATAGAGGTTATGCTTTTTAAAGTATTTATTTGCGATGGCTAAACATCAACGTACTGGTCCTAAAGCGGCGTAGTCAAACGCCGCCAATATCTTTTATTTGAAAGCTAATGCTACTTCTTACAGCTGGCAAATTTATTATAGTTTATGTTAAAGATTGTGAATTCATAAGATGATGGCTCTTCATTAAATCGCCACTAATTTTGTAGCTATTGCAGACGATTTAATGGCAGTTCTGGTCAGTATTAATGCTCAGGTAAGTGCAATGTCTGTTTTTTGGGGCAGGGAGAGCGCGACAGTTTATCGCAGATGAAGCATGAAATGCTGTCACCTTGCTACACCACGAGATTAAAAGATACCCAAAAACAAAGTAGTGTTATATTCGTTATCACTACGGCTTTAGAGATCAAAAATTAGTTTTAATTAATTTCATTTTAATCTCTTTACGCTTCCAGTAGCTTTGTTTTTAATGTAATCATTTGTTTGTGAAATTGTGGTGATGAGTACAATGAGTATAAAATCGACAGATTGTAAAAAGTAATTCTATAATGCAGTTCGCTGATTAAAGGAGATGAAATGTCTATTTTTGGAATGAATGCTGGTGATATTATTTTAATAAATAATCGAACTCGCGGGAACCTTCTGGGCCAAAAGATTTTGCGCCTAAAGAAATCTGTTAACACGACGCACATTGCATTAAGCCTAGGTGAAGGTGGTTTCATCCATGCTGATAAAACCTGTGGTGTTGACTTAGTGTTCTTGCATGAACTGATTACTGAAGCTGAAGGTAACTGGAAAGTCATAAGACACTCTGAAGTAAACGATAAAGTTGAAAAATTTATAAAAAACCTTGCGATATTCCATTATAAAAAGACTTATAACAAGGGCATCATTCTCAGAGAGAATGAAAAATCTCTTTTTTGCTCTCAGTTTGCCGATGTAGTCTTTAGAAATGCTGGAATAAATATTTTTAATCGTGGAAAAAGTGAAGGTTTAATAAACTTCAAAAACGCTCTTCCTGTTGATTTTGAAAGTCTGCTATTGGAGGTGGGCAAGTGGAGTGATGTTTCAGATGTTTACCGAGAGATATTAGAGGACGCTAGTATAATAAATCGCTTGGAAAAGTTTTTCCTGCAAGAGAAATTTTTTGTAAATATCACAAGAAAACAGCACAGTGATCGCCATGCCCTTTCAGATATTACGCAAATCATAAAAAATTCTCATGACCAACTCCCAAGTGATTTTCAGGACAAGGCACTTAGTGAGATGTTATCAGAAAATATCAAATATCTTGAGGAGACGGATAGTAAACTTTTGTATGATTTTTGGGACTCAAAATCAAAACGTCGTAGAAAGGGAAGATAGAGTTATTGTATGGTGTCATCTTTTATTTACAAATGAAATTGTTGTCAGATATCAGATCTACACACAAAAGTGTCTGAAAATTAATGCATTATTCAATCTATATGTGGAGAATCTTCCTATTAGAACAAGTCTATTCTTCAAAAAAATACAAAAATACTGATTGTATTGAATGCCGATTTCTTCTGGATAACGGGTTAATTTCGAACTGCAAATTATCGTGTTTTGTTTCTGCATACACTAGCAGCAATAATAGCATGATCAAGCTGTTGTAGGAGTAATTATTCCGCCAGAAGCGCTTCTGCCGCCTCCAGTTTTTTCTGCTGGGCGCACCATTTTTATTAGGGGTAGCGTATCAGTGTGCCGACAAATAACCTTGTTTCAGTGTCGTGATCGCTCTCAAAACTGACCATGCCCTTATTCATTGTAAACTGCGCTCGCATACCGTCAGTGAAAGACATCACCAGCGGCCTCGGGTTAATTGGCTAAGCGATGTAAGTCGGTTTAGATAAGCATGCTGATGGCATCAGTGTAAATGTGACAACTAGAAGAAAAAGTTTTTAATTTGATAAAAAAGGATGGGCGTCGGGGCAAGTACAGACTGCGCCAATCTTTGCAAAATGCGAGTGGGGAATTTGAGTTAATTTGTTTGCACCTTGACCATCTAGCCTAAAAATCAAGCATCATCAGCAACTTTACAATTTTGAGTCTCGTTCCAGCTTGATCAAATGCCCGCGCTGATATTACTGTTTATGCATACAGTATTTATCAGAGGAGGATTTATCATGCCACGCGATTACGAAATTATGATTGCTTTCAGGCAGGCGATTAAGCGCGATGCCGAAGGCCGACTCACCATCAGTACACTCGACTTTGTAAAAGAGCTTGGCCTGATGAACTGGCATTACACCCTTAACTCTGCGAATAAGTGGATAGAGACACATACGACTACGTTCCAAGATATCTCACTTACAGACGGTGATGAGCGCGTGTTTCAGGTGTTCAACCCGAACGGCGGCATGTGATGTTTGCCTTGGTTGATGTGAACTCGTTCTATGCGAGCTGCGAAACGATCTTTCGTCCTGACTTACGCGGCAAACCAGTGGTAGTGCTATCGAATAACGATGGATGTGTCATTGCACGTTCCGCAGAAGCTAAAAAGTTGCAGGTGCCGATGGGAGCACCTTACTTCAAGCTTAAAGACGAATTCAGAAAGCATGGCGTCCATATCTTCAGTTCGAACTATGCACTTTATGCTGACATGTCGAACAGGGTAATGACCACGCTAGAGGGTATGGCCCCAGCTGTGGAAATTTATTCAATCGACGAAGCGTTTATGAATCTCGGCGGCATGAGCCGTATTGAACCACTGGAAGATTTCGGACGCCGGGTTAGGGTGCGTATCAAGCAAGAAACGCACCTCATCGTAGGTGTTGGCATTGCGCCAACTAAGACCCTGGCAAAGTTGGCAAATCACGCTGCAAAAAAATGGTCAAAGACAGGCGGCGTACTAGACCTGTCAAATATTGAACGTCAAAGGAAACTGATGGCGCTGGTGCCGGTTGAAGATGTCTGGGGTGTTGGCCGTCGCATAAGCAAGAAGCTGAATGCCATGGGCGTCATTACCGCGAAAGATCTGTCGGAGCAAAGCACTTACATCATCCGTAAGCATTTTAACGTGGTGCTGGAGCGCACAGTAAGAGAGTTGCGTGGGGAACCATGCCTGGAGCTCGAAGAATTTGCACCAGTAAAACAGCAGATAGTGTGCTCGCGTTCATTCAGCTCACGTATCACTGAATACATTTACATGCGTCAGGCTATTTGCTCTTTCGCAGAGCGGGCAGCAGAAAAGCTAAGAAAAGAAAGGCAGTTCTGTAAGCAGATAGCAGTATTTGTCCGAACCAGTCCGCACGCAGAGAGTGAAGTCTTTTATGGCAATCAGGCATCGCGAAAGCTGCTGACACCTTCTAACGATACTCGCGACATCATCCGTGTTGCTATGGACGCACTTGATGACATATGGGTAGACGGACACCGTTATATGAAAGCAGGTGTGATGTTAGGCGACTTTTTCAGCCAGGGTGTGTCTCAGCTCAATCTATTTGATGAGTACCGGCCACAGCCTAATAGCCAAGCTCTGATGCGAGTAATAGATGGGCTAAATCAGAGTGGGAAGGCCAATTTATTTTTTGCCGGGCAGGGGATTGAAAGGTCATGGGCCATGAAGCGAGAAATGCTTTCACCAGCTTACACGACCCGTTTTGCAGACCTGCCAGTGGTAAATTGAGCGTAGCTGTTGTTAACCTGTCACTACTGCCAATCTGAGATTGTAATGAGTGGAATTCATACAGAGTTGCAAAAAAAGTCTTCCCCAAAACACAATGTAAGCTATTGGATTTTGTAGCATTTATTTCCGTCGGCAAAGTACATGTAAAGCAATCTTTTCTTGATTTTTATTTAACAAAATCAGTTGGATAACATTGTTTTTCAAAAATGATGCTGCGTCACATGGAGTGGTTCGAAGCGGCTGACCTGATTGTTAAAGGTGTTGAAGGCGCTATCGCTAACAAGACCGTGACTTACGATTTCGAACGCCTGATGGATGGCGCTAAGCTGCTGAAATGTTCAGAGTTTGGTGACGCGATCATCGAAAATATGTAA